TAGCAGTTGTTCCAGTAGAATCATATATAAAATTAGATGTTTGTACTGTACCACCATTTGTAGAACCTTCTGCAACTCCTGTTCCACCATTTGCGATAGTTAAAATACCTACTGATTCAAATATTCTAGCAAATGTAGAACTTGCAGCATATAAAGGATCAAATGCATTAGTAATTGAAGCTGATGATTCCCAAGTAGCTGTTAGTAAATAAGGTGCACCTGAAAGTGATCTTGATGTTGCAGTTAATGATTGACTACCTGCACTTGCTATAGTTGGGGTATTTGTTGGTACATTTGTATTAATTTGTGTTGTTGGGGCATAAAATACTTCTATATTATTTTCAAAAAATGTTGAATAATTAGAGGATCCAGATTGTATACCTACAGATTGAGATAAGTAATAATATCCTGATGATGAAGGTGATGTTAATGATACTCCATCGTTATAAAAACCTTGATCAAATACACCTGCAAATTTACCATCTTGAAAAGCATCAGGAATTAAAGGATTACCTGTTGATATATCTCCAACAGTTAAACCATCAGATGTTCCTGCTCCTGTTCTTGTTAAAAAGTGTACTGATGCTGATGACACTGTTAATGTTTTTGAACTATTATTAGCAAATCTATTCATTTGTGAACTCGATACATTAAATGCTGAGTTAATAGCTCCTAATCCAAATAATTGTGAGTCAACTGATGATGATACTATAGTTGTACCACCAGCTACAGATTGATAAGATCTATTATATGCAGAGCTATTAGCGATAGGTGATATTCCTTGAAATATCTGTTGACCTGCTGTTGCAAATCCTTTAGATTGTAAATAATTAATTGTATCGTTAGTACTTGTTTGAGGTACACGTCCACTAGGTGCTGTACCAGTAGTAGCATTTGTAGTTGCTACGCCTAAACTCGCGTAAGTACGCGTATTGGGTGATGCATCTGGTGCAGAAGCACTTAATAAACCAGCCATAAATCTTAAAATTTCTGCTGTGTCTGTATTATGATCAAAATTATTAAAATATGAACCATCTAAATCTGTTTTCCATGCTTTTGATGTAGGAATACCTACATTATCTGTATAATGCCATATTGATTGACTTATAGTCATTGCATATTTATCTACACCTCCTCCTGTTCCTGCATTTGAAGCTGTTATATTAGCACCTGTTGTTGTAAATGGAGATTGTTGTATTGTACTTCCTGTTACTTGTAATGAAGAGGTTGTACCAAATATATCACCTGTTACAACATTAAAAATACCATCTACTGTAGAACTACCTCCACTTCCATATGAACCTGTATAATAAACTAATCCTGTTGATTCATCTCTTACTAATACTCCATATGTTTGTCCTGGGTTTTGAGATGCACTTATTTGTAAAAATGCTGATGTACTTATATTACCTGATGCTGTTATTTCACTAGCAACTACTTGAGCACTAGAGCTAATAATACCAGATGCAGTTATATTATTATTTACATATAATGAAGATGATAAATCAACATCTCCTGTTATATTAAGAGAACCTGTTATTTGTAAATCGTTTGTAGTAGCAAAAAATGAACCAGTTTGAACAAATATACCTGATCCTCCTCCACCACCACCACCTGTGGATGAAATTGTTACTACACCTTTACCATCAGCAGGTGATATTGAAACATTAGATCCTGCTATAATTTGTTGAACACCTTCTGTAGCTGAACTAATATCTACACTATGGGTAACACTACTACTAGGAAAGAAAAATGACAGAATAGATGCAGATACAGAACTAGAAACATACAGCGACTGAAAATTGCCATCTACTTCTGCGAATGTTAACTCGGAACCTTTGTTCTGTCTTAATATTATACCCATCTAATTTTATTTATAAATATTACGGAATCAGTTATTATTGGCTGTTATCTGTAAACTTATTAAAGTTATTATTAGATTGGATACTCAAACGTGAAGTATCTCTCTTATTTAGTTGATTTAACTGCTCTATACTTTGTACTGTTTCCATATTAAATATAATTTGTGAGGGTGTATTAAATTTTCTATTAATTTTTGTTAGTGATTTTTGAACTATATCAGGAACTAAATATCCATAAAGTTTTAAAGAAAATTCTGCTTTAACGGATCTTTCTCCCCTTTGTTCTACTTGTACTGGTGTTGAAAAATTATCAATTCTTGCTCTAAATTGATATCTTTCAGGGTTGCCCCAATATGAATCTGAAGCATAATTTATTGCTTCTACAATTTTATTTAATTGTTCTACATAATAAGTAGCAACAATAAAATCATAAGTTAAATTTACATAATCTGGGACTACTACTGCATAATTTGTTTTAAGTGGTTGTTGATTATTTAAAATAGCAAAATTATCATATGCATTTTTTGTACTATATTTCTTTTGAAAAGTATATACAAGATGAGGATTATTAGCATCTAATTTATTAGCTATATTTCTAACCTTTTCAATATTATTACGTTTAAATGTAATTAAAGGTAACATAATTTTACCTTTTTTATCTCTGTAATACCCATCTTTTTGTACTTGTTTCCACCTTTCAGGAGAACCATATATAAAAGGTACTTGTTGAACTACACCATTTTGTATTACTGTTGGTTTTATTACATTCTCCATATAGAAAAATATAGATTCATCAATATCTTTTATACCTAAAGTAAATGGTTTTGTTGTGTCATCTCTAAATGATACTTGATTTGCTCTATTTGGGGTATCAGCAAAATTAGGATTACCTGTGTCAGAAAAACCAGGTGACCCAGGAGGTGGGTTAAATGGATCAATCTCATTATTTAAGATTTCTCTTTGTGTTTTTGGTATTGGTCTTTTTCCTCTATTAGCCATTTAATGATGGGTTTGAATTGTTTCCTGTATATAATCTTTCTTGTGTTATTCCTACTTTATCAGCAGGTACATAATGTGTTTCGCAAATTACTGAAACATTATAACCAAATTCTTCTAATCCTGGGTTTATAGGATTTGGGTCATTTGGATAATCTGGATTTTTACCTAAATAATATTGGTTAGTGTTTACATTGTCAACTTCATAATATCCTTCGTTATATAAAATAATATCACCAACTTGAGGAACTAAATCAGCTCCATATTGATAATTAGATGGTTCAAAATCTAAATTAAATTCTTCTGCTTTACCTAATAAGTCATCTCTTAAAAATTTAAAAGTGGCACCCCAAGAATAATCGGTACCTAAATCAGTTTCAGGAAATTCTTCATTTAATCTTTCAACTAAACAATTTAATAAAACAGGACCCATATAAAACTTTTCCTCAGCAGCTTCACCATATATGTTTACCTTAGTTTCTTCTAATTTAAACTTATAAAATGAACACTGTTGAGTAATGACGTCGGCCATTAACTCCCTATTTACGTGTCTAAATAGGCTTATGTCTCTTGCTCCTCCAAATAATGCCATATTATCCTATATAAATTGGAAATGGAACTTTTCCTAGCTCTTTTTCCAGGTAATCACCTTCTACTGCTCTTCTTTCTAATAACTTTTCTCTTGATACTTCTCCTAAATAAGCTCTTAACCTATCAATTAATCTTTCTTTTTCACCTGTTGCGGCTGTAATTAAATCATTTGCATTTAATGTAACGTTATCCCCAGGTATTGGTACTACTTGATATTTACCTCTAACATAACCTAACATTTCTTTACATAAAGCTAAAGCATATTCAAATATCCAACTTCTACCAATAGAATTAATTTTATCATAATTAGGATTTTTATAAGGTACATCGTAAATATTAGCTATAGTACTGCTTCCACCTACTACAAATGATGCTGATGATCTTTCTGAATTAAGAATATATTCAAAGAAAATATTATCTGGATTTACTCCATCTGGGATTGGGAATAATCTTAAATTATTATTGTGCATTTCAAATGAATAATTAGCTCTTCTAATTTGATCATTAAATTCTATTTGTTGTATTACTTGTAAATCATAATTAATAGGCATTAATAAAAAATCTACACCTGCAGGTGAGTAACCATCAAAACCAAATGTATCCATTAAATTCATAGTACCCATTCCTGATCCTATATATGGATCAAAAAATCTTAATATTGCAGGTGGTGCTTCATAAAATACTCTCATTATTTCTATATCATGATCCTTATAATGAGGTATATTTTCTTTAGCCCAATCTTCTAAGTTATAATCTTGTACAGATTTAGTCATAGGAATTTTACCTGTATGCCATGTTACATTTCCACCTGTACCTGCTTCAACACCATATTGTTCTGATATTTGGATTACTCTACCTAAATTAGGAACAACTACTGATCTTTCAATATCCATATGAGCTGCATCTGCTCCTTCTAAAGTTAAATAACTATCTCTAACTTTATAGGCATATACTTCATTAGCATAATCAGTTACTGCTTCTTCTAACGCTGTGTAAAAATTAAATTTTTGCAATTCGATATCAACTAAAGGATAACCTAATCTTTGTGCTGCAAACTTTGCAAATTTATCTGCATCTTTTTGAAACTCTATATCATTATCATAAAATCCAAAAGGAGTATCTCCTGGGTGAAATGAACTAGAGCCGGGCCATATTGGTATATTTGCCATATTATATTATTTTAAGCGTTAACTACTACGTATTCAACATCAATACTAGAACTTAAAGAATAAACAGATATAAACTCTATATCTTGACCAAAAGTTCCATCAAATAGACTACTTGTTACATCAGGGCTTGAAAACATTATAGACGATGTAGGTAAACAATGCATAGTCCAATATTGAGCTCCTCCACCATCATCAGATGATGTAAAATTAACTGCTAAAGAAGCTGAATTATCAAGATTAGTAATCCTTACATATTTCATACTACTAGAAGGAAAAGTACCTGCACCTGGGTCTACACCATTAACGTCAATTAAAGCAATAGATGTTGTTTGAGGTATAGTAACAAATCTTCTATCTACATTAGTTACATTGTTAATTGTAAAAAATGTTTCATTAAGAGTTTTAATATCCTTAACAATATGCTCCTCCTTAATTTTTATTTGAAATTTCGTTGGATTTAATGTTGATGCCATAATTATGTTTTTGTTATAAATATATAAAAAATTATTCCCAATTATTTACTTTCGGGATCTTCCACTACTCCCAGATGTACCCTTAAATATACCTCTTTCTTCAGCTTCCTCATAAACTACAATTAAATCATCAACAATAGGATCTCTATGATTTTTATTTAAAGTTATTCCTGTCATGTTTTTAATTTTTCTTGCCGCTGCATATAAAAATCTAAATCCAGAATCAGCTTTACTTCTTAAATCCACTTGATGATCATCACCACATACTATCATTTTTGATCTTAAACCTATACGAGTTGAAATCATTTCCATTTGTTCATGTGTAACATTTTGTGCTTCATCTACAATAATACATGAATCTAAAAACGTTCTACCTCTCATAAATGCTAAGGGTACTATTTCTATTTTACCATCTTCAATTAGTTTTTCTATCTTTACTTTATCATAAAGTGAATACATATTTTGATAAATAGGTTGAATCCAAGGATCCATTTTTTCTCTTAAATCTCCTGGTAGGAATCCTATTTCTTCTTTTGAAACGGTTGGTCTTGTAATTATAATTTTTGAATATTGTCTTCTTAATAACCCATCTAAAGCTACATTACATGCTAATAATGTTTTTCCTGAGCCTGCTTTACCAGCTAATACAGTTAAAGTATTAATTAATATTTTTGCTTTAGCTTTCTTTTGTTCTTCATTTAATTGTAATTTAAATTTTATTGGATTTTTAACTATTCGTTTTTGTCTGAATATTTCGTCCTCGTGATGGTTTGATGGCATTGTTTATTTCTTTAATTTTTACTAATTTATCAAGACCAGCATTTACATGCATTGTATCATCTAGAATGGTCTCGAAATTATATCTAGAATCCAGAGGTAGAACTAAATCTACTTGTGATCCCCATCTAATCAAACTGAATCTTTCGTTTTGAGCGCAAAGATCCCCTTGTTGTTTAAAAGGGGCTATTACGTTTACATCTTCATCTGCTATTTGTATTATATGGTATGTGTAATTTAAAGAAGGAACATACACTTGGTTAGACATTCTTTCATTATACTTTAAGTATGCCATGTTATTTGGATTGATTACTTTATTTAAAATATCCTTCTCTACCGCTAACATTGGCTTATTTGTAGACTCAATAGGTTCTAAACGTTTATAGTTTAAAACTCCCCCATAAGGAATTCTATTGATGTGTACATCATAAAACGACATAAATATTCCAATAACTAAAGAAGGTTTATTATAATCACTATCACCCATTACATCTTGGATAGTATAATCAATACCTTTTATTTCTAAAACTTGCTCACCAGGTTGAACTACTTTTTGATATAAAATAGTACCATCTGCTGGGCTATAAAAATGTTCATGATCTATGTAAGTTGATCTGAGGGGATCTCTAAAAAAGAAAGTATTACTTAATTCCCCAACTGATAATTTAGATAATTCTGCTACTTCACCATTTAGCCAGTCTTCTAATTTTTCAGCCATTATAAAAGTGTTTTAAAATGATCAACCCTATTTAAATGCATTACCATACAACTTAACATAGCTCCTGATTTCATATATTCTGATAAATTAAATATTACAGGTTCCATACCTTGTTGTGAACATATTTTTTCTAAAGATTCAATTTTATGTTTTTCTCCTTCATAAAACTCATCTGATTTTTTAAGTTCAGCAATATTTGAAGCACATAAAATCATGTTTCCTAATCTAACTGAGTTAGCCATTCCATACATAGAGTCTTCTACATCTATATCTACTATATCAGTGTATTTACTTATTTGTTCTAATTCTGCTTTATCATATAGTTCCGTACAAACCATAGTTGCATGTGGGTTTAATGGAAAAATACTACAATCTAAATGGTACATATATTCATCTACCATTTTAACTTTAATAACTTTCATATTAAAGTTTTCTTCCATCCATTTATAAGTTTCAATATCTGATCTAATATCATAACCACCAATATAAACATTATCATAAAGGTATTTTATATCAGCTTCTCCTTCCCATTTATAAGGTGAAATTGTTGTTTCATACCCCATTTGTCTAAAGAATTTTTCACCTACATATTCTTCACCTTGTCTTGGGGGTGAAGTATAGTTTGAAAGTAAAATATGATTATCATCACAAATATGAGGTAATTGTAAACCTAAATTTGCTACGTAAATTAAATCTTGAAAATTACCTTCTGCAGGTAGTAAATGTACTAATGATTGACCCGCCATAAAATTATATAAATCCATAAATTGTTTATATGCTTTTGGTCTATTAATTGTTAATTCTTTTTCAGACATTTCTTTCATCCAAATGTTATTAGGATCATTTGTTGAAAAGGTATGGGGGAAATTCATTACGTAACTTTGAATTGGTAACTGCGAGGGAGTTTCTTTCATTTTAATAACTGTTTTTGTTTGACTATAAATATAATAATTACTAACTAGGTAGCCAAATAGTAAAAAAAAGCCCCGCTAATGCGGGGCTTAATTATTTATCTATGAAATTACTTGATTACAGTGTATTTAAACCGTTAACAAAGATTTTAGCATAGAATTCAGGTCTTACAACTTTCTTAGCATATCTTGTAAGTAATCCTTTTCTAGGTGTGAACGTAGTTGGATCATATACTAATGGAGTCATAATTAGCGGAATGTATGGAGCAAATACTGCACCAGCTTCTAAGAACTGACCTCCTCTAAATCCTAATAGGATTGTATTTTCAGTCATATATGGGTTCTTATAAACAGTGTATCTTGAGTTGATAGTACCTGCTTTTTGTACACCAAATGCATAGTTCATTTTAGCAGCATCACCGTCTGAAGTACTAGCAAATCCTGGAATGGATTCGATAATAGTAGCTACAGTTGGAGAACATACTAAGAAATTAGCACCACCTCTAAGAGTTTTCTGGTGTATTACATTACTTAACTTCTGGATTTTAGTTCCTAAAGTTTGGAACCATTGTCCTTGAGAGTTATAGAAACCTAGATCAGAATCTATAACACCTGAAGCTCCTAGTGATAAGTTGTTTTGAGCACTCCACCACTCAGTTCCAGCAGCAGCTGATTCAATTAACATATCAAGAATTTCTAAGTCAATTTCTAATGAAATGTACTCACTCATGATTGAAGTTAATTCAGCTTCAGCGTCTAGAGAATGGTAAGCATTTAAATCTTGAGCGAACTCAGGAGTCCAAACAGCTTTTAGTTTTCTAGTTTTAGCAACGATAGCCTCTGATTGCATTTGAATGTTAATCTGAGGAATTGTAATTGGGTTATTATTTCCATTTAGGTTAGTATTACCTTCTTCGAAATCACCTCTTTCAGCATCATTAGTTTGTAGTGTATATACTACTTTTAATGAACCACCTTCAGCAACACCTGCGCCTACGAAGAATCTGATTACGTCATTACCAGCTGATTGAGTTACTTTTGTAAACTCTGGATACTGTCTTGCAGTACCATCTGTTGGTAAATCAGCAGCAGAACCTGATAAATAGAATCCTTTTACAGCTCTAGTGTCATAATCTGGAAGATTAGTTGTAAGAATATCTAATGCAACGATCTGTCCAGTAGCACCTGCAGTATATGATTGAGATACAGCTGAATCAGCTTGTAAGTCAGTATACCAATCAACAGAAGCTGAAGCTACAGTGTAAGCTAAAGATTGTGTGTTGTTAATAGAGTAACCAAATCTACCAGCACCGTAAAGACCACCTTCGTTAGTGTTCCCGAAAGGAGCAGTTGAAGGGTTAGTACCAGCGTTACCATAAAGAGAATTACCAGCAGTAAATGGCTCTTTAGTAGTACCATATTGGAAATCTAGATAAAATACTAGACCAGAAGGTAAGTTCATTGGCTGAACGCTAACAAATTCTTTTGCAGCAATCTGTCCAAATACTTTTCTTACCAATGGTAAAGCAACTCCAGCCCACTGTCCAGCAGGACCTGTACCTGGAGAGAATGAACCAGCACCAGCACCACCGCCAGTGTTAGTTTCTTCCATAACCAATTGCTTGGCTTGGTTTTCTAGGATCATAGACATGTTGTTCTTTTCAGTTTCGTTTCCGATTCCTTCTAAAAGACCTGTCTTATCCCATTTAGCAGCTAATCTAGCAGCGTCACTCTGTAGTGACTTATACGGATTAGCGCTTTCTAAAAGTGAATTTAATTGTGACATTTTTTTCAATTTTTATTTTTGTTAATAATTTAAGTTCTAAATTAGATTATTCCAGCTAATTTTTTAAAGCGTGCGACCATCTCATCTGATTCAACAATCGGTTGTTTTTTAGATACTTTTGAATTAGCTTTCATATTAGAAGCACTTCCTTTAGCTCTATAGCTTTCGCTTATAGATTTATTAGAAACTTTAGTTGATACACTACCATCGATAGTTTCAAACACAAGTTTTACTTCTTTTATTGTTTCAGCTTTATCAAATGCACCTAATACTTTAACTTTCTGTGCTTCAGTTAAGTTTTTGCCTCGGAACACTTTGTTCGTGTAAAGTAGTTTTGCGTTTAGCAAATTAATTTCATTTAACTCAGTTCTAAGAGCTTTAACTGTAGCATAAGCTTCTTTTAGTTCTTTCTCTTTTTCTTCAAGTTTAATTTTGTCAATTGCTTTTTTAGCATCTGCTTTAGCATCTTTGATACCATCTTTGTATCCTTCTTCCTCAGCATCTGTTCTCGCATCTTCTGATATGTCAACCGAAGTCTCCTCATCATCTTCTACTTCAATTTCACCTTCGTCGCTTACATCTACATCAACGTCATCTTCGAATTCTTCACCAGCTTCTATCTCGCCAGCTTTAACCATATCTTCAATTACGTCTTCGATGAACTTCTTAAGGTCTTCTTCAGATAAGTCGTCAAGGTCTATGTCCTCGTCTTCCTCATCTTCTTTCTCATCCTTTTCACCATCAAGGTAGCCTTCTTCTTCAGCATCAGTACGCTCATCTTCTTCAAGTTTGATATCGTCGAGTTTATCTTCCATATCTTTTTTAGCGTCCTTCATGCCGTCCTTATAGCCTTCCTCTTCAGCGTCAGTACGAGCATCTTCTTTAAGATCTTCTTTTTCTAACTCTGCCAAAATTTCATCGAGTTCTTTGTCTTCCTCAGAAACATCTTCTTTTGATTTCATTTCTTCGTCGACTTTTTTATCGTCTTCTTCTTTGAATCTCATTTTTTCTGTTTCTTTTTCTGCTGGACCATCACCTTTTAGGCCCTTACGCATTACAGGATTTGACATTTCCTCTTCCATTTTGTCATCGTCTTTAGCTTCGTCTACCTCTTTCTTATACTCTTCCTCCATTTTGTCTTCTTTTTCCATTTCTTCTAGTTTACTAGCAAACATGGCTTGAACTTGTGGAGAGAAAGCTTCTTCAAGAGCGACTTTAGCATTTGCTATTGCTGATTCTTTGACAGCTTTAGCATCGGCGATTGCCTCTTTTAAAAAGTCTCTGTTCATTATTCCTAAATTTTTATTGGGAAACTACGTTTATTAAGAAACGTAATAGGGGGTTTGTATTAAATTAAATGCCATATAGAAGATGGCATATTATCAATTATACGTATATGCAAAGATATTAAAATACAAAAAGGCGCTCCAAAAAATTGAAAACGCCTTTTTACCAGGAATCAGGGGTAAATCTTTATTTATATAATAGGGCAAGAACCGTGTGAACATAATATTTCACGTAGTACTTCATTTACATTTTTATAGCTATCTTGCGCCTTAAATTCTTTATTTTCTCTTACTAAATGCATAAATGAATCTGGGTTTGAAGGTGTTGAAACAAAATCCCAACATAGTAATTCAAAGTCATCTTGTACTTCCATTACACCACCTCTATCCTCTAATGAACCCATTCCTCTAGAAGAAACACCAACTGTAATTCCACTTTCAACTAATGCTTTAAGTATATTACCATTTGGGGTAGGTAAAATTTCTATTTTACCCATTACGTTATCTCCATCCCAATACATTTCTACTATATTATGAGATACATTTTGTAAGTTTATAACTGATGATTCAGGGTGGTCTAATTCACCCATTGCTCTGTTTTCATCAACTAGTGTTTGATATTTGTCAATTTCTCTTTTCCACAAATCTTTAGAATAATATCTACCATTACCGTTTTTTACTTCAGCAGTAGCTAATATTCCTTCAACTAAAGGTAATCCTCGTTTTGAACGTATTTCATTCAAACGTACTCCCTTAGGTTTAAATACGTGGGTTTCTATTAATAATTGACTCATAAGTATTAATTATCTTCTCTATACTTGTTTAAACCTGAGTATGATTCTGGGTTTTCGTTTGAGTTATAATTTGAGTTTTCATTAGATCCATAATTAGATCCTGCGTTACTTTCTTCACCCATAACTTTTTTATATTTTTTACCACTCATTTTTTCGTAAACCCTTTCCATTTTCATTTTTCTTTTTTCAAGAACTTTAACTTCACGCTGCATTTCTTTCATTTTAGTTTTATCAACTAATTCTGATAAACTATCATCTTCAGTAACCATATTAATTCTTTCTTTTTTACCTTCAATAATTTCAGATAAAGCATCTATTTGAAGTTCCATAGTAGCAATTTTACCATTTTTTTCAATTTCAGCTAATTTAGTTTCTGTAGTTTCTTTTTTTACTCTTGGTTTTCTTTTTGGTTTTTCTCCTAATGGAGTTTCATTTAAAATATTTACTAGTGATATCATTTTATTTTCTTTTAGTTCTAAATAACCGGTTCCAACTTCACCTTCTGGGTAGTCTTTTGTTGTAGCTTCACCATATCCGCCTCCAACACCGCCATTTTTTATTTGTTTTCCTTTTCCTAATGCCGGGGCATCTTCTGTATAGCCAATTCCTTCAATACCAAATTGAGCATCTTCAACATAGTATAATGGGTTTTTGTCTATATTTTTAATAACTAAATCAATTAATTCTTGTTTAGTTTTATCTGCATTTTTTTCGTTTGTAAGCTCTGTATAATATCCTTGACGGAACTGCTCTCCAGATACATTATTAAGTAATTTATCATCTTTATAATCATATCCTTTAGTAGGAGCTTGTAAATCAGTAACTTCTTTAGTTGTTTTTTTCTCTATTGCCTTAGCTTCTTCTAAAGAAATAAGTTCCATATTTTCATCAAATAATTTAAACCAATTAGGTTTTTCTTTAGTACCTGTAGCTACATATAAATTTTCTGAGATAATATTTCTCTTTGCTAGAATAGCAGATGCTTCCTCAAATCCAGCTGCATTACGAACTAGATTAGGGTATTTTGCTTTGACTTCTTTAAGGAAAATATGTTTACTACCTTTTCCTTTTTTTATTTGATTATATTGTTCTTGTAATGTTTTTGCCATTTTATTCGCCTTTTAATAAGTCTTTAATATCTTTTATATAGTCTAAAACTAGATCTGTTGGTTTAACAACCGAATATGAACCAGGATTTTCTTTATAATAATCACTAGTTTCATTTTTAGCATTGCTCAACATCTTATAAATATCATTCATTTCCTGTTCAATGCGATCAAATGCTTGAATTCTACCTTGTTGAAATTCTTCTTGTGGGGTAGAATCATCTTCAAATAATTGTTTTACTTCTAGACCTGATCCTTTAATTTTTTTAGGTACTAACTTATACCCAAATTCTTTTACATAACTGTTATCTTTTACTCCATCAGCACCTGCTTTAGGACCTGGGCCTAATGTAGCTCCTACTCCTTCTTTAACTTCTTTATATCCTAATTCTTTATATGCTTTATCATTTGGTTTAGATCCTTTTAATCTAAAAGCATAAGGTGTTAAATAAGCTCCTGCTGCTCCTGATGTTGATATTTCTTCAACTTCATCTTCAAATATATGATCTGCTAAAGCAAATCTAATAACACCTCTTAACATACCATCATCTTTAATATTATATTTTTCTGATATGGCTTTTGCTACTGCATCAACTCTTCTATCCTGAAGATCAGATATGTCAGAAACACTTGGTAATTCAGCTTCAGATAATTTTACTTGTATCCTTTTGTAATCATCAGGATATTCATTTCTTATATGAGTACGAATTTTATTTCTTAATTTTTTAGAATCTTCAAAAATATCTCTAAATACTTTATCATTCTTAGCTTTTACATAAACTCCTTTAGCTGTGTCAACTAGATCAGTTGATGCTTCTATTAACTTTTCATAATTAGGCAAATATTCTATATCCCACTTAACTGCCCCCGTTTCTGGGTTTATATCAGTAATTGTTGATTTTATTCCATCATCAACTTTAGTTTGACCTACTTTAAATTGTCTTTTAGGTATTCCTAATTCCTTCTCTGCCTGATCAGCTGATGCAGTTTTAGACATTTCAGATAATAGTTCTTTTACTACTTTATTTATTATTTTTATTTTACCCATTTGCTTTACGTAATTCTTCTAATAATGAATGATATTGTAACAAATCAACTAAATGATCACTTTTAATAACTGTTCTTTTATCTAGTTCTTTAATTAAAGAAGAAACCTCATTTAATTTTATTTTAACGACTTCACTTTTTGTTTTTTTAATTCCTTCTTTTATTGTAGTTTTAATTAAATTAACTTCATTATTATAAAATTCTTTAAGTCTGGATGTATTGTCTACAGATTCAATAAATTCTTTTAAAATGTGTTTTTGTTTAGAATTAAGTGAAGAATATTTATCATTAAATTTTTCTAATAGTACATAATAAGTAAGTGTACGAATATCTTTATCTTGAGATTTAAATTCTTCAATTATATTATTTTTAACACTATCTCTAACTACTTCTTTAGATGTTAAATGTTCTAAAATAGTTACTTTATTATCTATAATTTGATTAGGATCTATTAATTTAGTAGTGTTATATGCTTCTACTAATGTATATAAAGAAGCTTGAGCTTTGTAGTCATTCATTTTCGTTTTAAATAAATCTTCTACATTATAATGTTTTTTTAGTTCACTTATTAAATTATATTTTTCTTTTCTTATTCTAGATCTATTTAATTTTTTAGACTGTTCTAATACTGTATCTAATACAGCATTTGCTTTAGAAGAATCTAATTTTGAAGATTTAAATATAGTTTCATATAATTTATATTCTTTGCCTAACTCAGTGTTAACAAAGTGTGATTTTAAAATTTCTATGGCCGGAGAATTTTTGCCTGACAGGGTTTCGGAGGTAATTTTTCTTACCACTACTTCAAATAGAATACCTGTATTCCTGAATTTTGAATGTTTTATATACATCAATACTTATTTTTTTATAAATATATTAAAATTATTGTTCCTTAATATTTGATTCGTCAAGTAACGAGCTTTTTGCGCTATCTTGCTCAAATACTAACTTTTTCCCAGATATAAGTTTATCAGGAAGTGATTTTAACATAGATTGATGCTTTGCATAGTTTACATTACTTTCTAATGCTAAAGGACTTTTTTTAGGATCATTATAATCTTGTTTCATACCTTGAGAACCTAATCGATCTTTTCCAAAATTATCATCTTGAGTATTTCGTTTAGATACTTTTTTCTTTGGCCTCCCTAAAGGTGTTTTTCTATTTCCTATATACTGATTATCTTCATTATGTGGAGGTATATCACCAGGATTTGAATACATTCTTCCTTTACCATATAATGTAGCTAAATCATGAGGTGTACCATATGACTGACCTGTTTCAACTGGGTCATTCCCTTCAGCTTCAATTTGAGCTATTCTAAACTTACGTTTAGCATCTTCTCTAACTAAATCTCTAAAGTCATCATATTGATCTTCACTTAAGTGGAATAGATGATCATAAACGAAGTCTGTTGGGAACATATTTGTTTCAACCATTTGAGCAGCTAAATCCATTTTTTCTTTCATTAACGCTACTCTTTCTTGATCATAAATAATAGATGGAGTTGTTAGTGATAATTCAAAGTTAGCTAGTTGTTCATCTTTATAACCTTGAGTATATAAATGAACTAATGCTATTTTATATAATTCTGATACTACAATTCTTTGTATACGTTCTATTGTACGAGCAAATCTAATATCTTGGGCAGCTAAAGTAGCTTTACCATCTGTATTTTCATCATAACCCATAAATGCCTTAGGTACTTTTAAAGCAGCAAATAATTTATCTCTTAAATATTCAACGTCGGCAATTCCATCCCACTGCATACCATTTGCACTTTCAATTTTAGTACTTGCATCATTACCTCTAACTGGTATGTAATAGTCTTCAAGTAAGTTTTGCATGTTATATCTTAAATTATACTCACCTGTTTTTTCATCTACGTGAGGAGTACGTTTAAGTTTACTTAATGTTTTTTCCATAAATGCATCTACTTCATTTGGAGGAATAGCTCCAACATTCATATAGAAAATACGTTTTTCAGGTGCACGTACAATTCTGTGAATCAACATTGCATCTTCCATTAACACATACTGTTTAAATAATTTTCTAGCTGGTTCAATATATGATCTACCATAAGGTAAGAAATTCATATTTGTTAATAATCTAAAATGAGCCATTTCATAATTATCAAATATAATGGCATCTGGGAATGTTCCTTGATTTGGAACATTATAATAACCATAATCAGAGGCTGATACACCATCTGGTGAAAATCTAAATTGGATTTCTGTTGGATTTTCTTTATCTAAACCTTCTAATCTTTCAATGTGGAATGCAGTATAAGGTATAACATTATATACACCAAATTTTTCTGCTATTTCTAACTTTAAGAAAAAATCTCCATACTTACATAAATTTCTAACCCATGGCCATAAATTAAATTCTATATTTAAAACATCATAAAATAAATTATATAATATTTTTTGTATATCTTCATCAGCAGATTTAATCTGTAATACTTCACCCATATCATTTTTAAGAGTAGATTCATCTGCTATAATATCTAATGCAGATGCAATAATAGCATCTGTATCCATCGCATCATACTCTGAGTATAATTGTGGTCTTAGATATTGATAATTAAAATGTGATTGTTGTCCGTATAATGATGTTGATGAATTAGAATAAATTCTATTAAATCTATCTATTAAAGTATTTGTTTCAATCTCTCCAGATTGTTGTATTTTATTTACGTCAAAAACCTTAAGTTGACTACCGCCCACATTACGAATAATTACGTCTGTAGAAAATAATCTTCTTAATCTTGAAAATAAACCTGTATCTGCCATGTTTTATTTATTTATAAATATTATATTTATTACCCTAATAACCATTTTATGTCATGAGGTTTTCCATCTATTTTTACTTCGTATGGATTTGCTACTCTTCCTGCACCAGTAAATGCACCTGTTTGGGTGGTTTTATTACTTTTTATACTACCTAATGCTGCTCTTGCCATATCTAAACTTTGTTGTTGAAACTTTAATGAAGTATCACGTAGGAACATACCAATCCCAAATGACATAACCAAGTCATCATTGTAACCTGTTTGAGCTTCTGGCCTTCCATTTTTCCAAACGAATACTTTCATTTCTTCTAATAAACGTTTTGAACGAATAGTTACTGATTTATCACCAACAAATTCTCTAAATTTATTAATACATAAGGGTCTAGTTTTCATTGACATAGTAAAACCAGGTACCATTTCAGAATTACCTTCATATACCCTTAAAAACGACTCTGCAGTTAATGCATCTGATTTTGGTGATTGGTATAAGTTTCTATATCCTCTTTCTCTAATTGCATCTAAAGCTGCCCATCCAATATTAGCATTTTCTACTACTAACATAGCATTATTGTACTCTGTAGCTAAACCAGTTAAAAAATAACCAAATTCTTTAGGAGGCATTTGTCCTTTATACTCTGCAACTTGTGTATTAGTTTGAATATCCATTACATGACATGCAGAAAAATCCTTACCATCACCTCTAGCTACGTCAGCTACAACCATATACTCTCTAGAATAATCTGCTGCTTCCCAAACCCATAAATTTTGATCAGCTCCTCTTCTTTCCATAGGATCTTTTATAGTTGATTCCTTAATAAAATCAATCCACTCAGAATAAAATACAATATCACCTGATGTGCTAAAATCACAATCACATTCTTGTGCTGCTAATCTAGGGTCACCTAATAATGAGTCTTGTGAATCTCTCCATTCTTGATTTCTTTCAGGATGTACCCACCAAGGTAATTTAATAGGTAAAAATTGATTATCTCCTGACTCTGCATTAACCCATGTTTTGTGGAACCAATTTCCAGTACCATAAGGTGTACTTAATACTATAGCCCCACCTCCAGTTGCTAATGTTTGTTGTGATGAAGCCCATATTTCACCAATATTATCAATAAATGCTGCCTCATCTATTAATAGTAAAGATACTGCTTCTGATCTACCAGCATCACTACTTGCAGATGTTGCTTTAATTATTGATCCATTACTAAGTCGAAGTGATAATTTATTATTTTCTTCTGCTTTTATTTGCAACCATGAAGGTAAATTATCATACATAAACTTAACTTTTGTAACCATGTTACGAGCTGTTTCTTGTTTAGTTGCAATACATAATACGTTTTTATCTTTATGAAATAACATTAACCAAAGAGAATATCCAGCTGTTAAAGTAGAAATACCTAACTGTCTAGATTTAAGAATAATTGAATAAGGATTGTCTCTAAATAAATGTAATGATTTTTCCTGGAATGGGTATAAACCAAAAATAATTCTACCTCTTTGTGGGTGTTGGATAAAACAGTATTTTTTCATAAAATGAGCAGGATCCTTAGCGCATTTTAAATATTCTTGTCTTATTATTTTTTTTAAATCTTTTTCTGCCATTATCTAGGTAATGAGTAATCTATTACATGAATTGTAATTAGAGTACCTACTACCCCTCCTACAACTCCAACCCATGGTTTTTTATACCATTTATCTACAACTTTTAATCTATCATCATACAACTGAATTTGTTCATTAAGAATTTTTACTTGTTGGAGCCTATAATTTAAAATTATACTATCTTGCTTAGATAACATTTCATAGTTTCTAATTTGTGACTCTAGATCATAAATTAAAGTAGTTTTTATTGAGTCTTGTTCTTTAAGAGTATCAATAGCTAAAAAGAACTCATTAAGTTCTTCTTGAGGAATTTCAATTATCTCTTGACTATAACAATTTAAAGTTACAGTCATGAGTAACATTAATAAAATACGTTTCATATTATTTTTTTCTATATTTTTTCTCGAAACTGTCAACTGTTTTTTTAGCATCTTTAGTGCTTTTAACTTTTGATTTAGTAGTTTTGATTTTAGCAGAAGTTTTTTTAATATTTGATTTTGTTACAGCTTTTTCTTTTTTTACTTTATCAACACTTTTAGTAATAAAATCTAATTTATCTTCGTTAGCTTTAACTCTTCTACTAAATTCTTTTTTACTTTGACTTTGTTTCGTGGATGCAAATATAGCTAGTATACCGGCTATTGCACCTCCAATTCCTAATATAACTTTCCAAATTGTTTTCATAAATGTGGGTTTATAATAAAGATTCTAATTCTTTCTTTATTTTTGTTAATTCTCTTAAACGATCTGTTAATTTAGCTTTTTCTTCTCCTTCTGAATCTTTCCATTTTTTAACTACTTTTTTCATTTCTTTAGTAGTATCTTGTAATTTAGACGCTATTTTAGATACAGAATCTCCTTTTTTAGCTGCAGATGTGGCCTTTTTATCCATTTCATCATCATCAATTTCATTAACTTCTGATAAGTCAATAGCATCTATTTTATCTTTAATATCATCAACTTGTGCTGATATATCATCGAGTTCTGATTTAGAAACTTCGCTTAATATTTCAATAATTTCTTCCTTTATTTGAGCTTTAAATTCTGATTTTTTCATTGTAAGAGTATTTTATTTATAAATATCATGAAAGAACTGATAATTTAACTGATTTTATACGCTCCTTTGTTGATCCCTTAATTTCAACTAAATTTTTAATTTTATGTCTATATTTAATAATTAATAATTGAATTGTTTCATCAATTTGTTTTCTATAATCTGCATCGGTTTCTCTAACCCCATTATTTTCTATATCAACACCTTCAGGAGATACATAAAATACATAATCATACTCACTCAACATATTACTTGCAAAATGACAAAAATCATTTGCTTCTATATAATTCATTGATTTAGAGCATTTAGCAAATGCCATTACATCAATGATAGTTCTATCAGTAATAATATTATCATTCATTAATTCACTAGCCCTTTCAGCTAAAAATACAGCTTGACCCTTAACTGTAGAATCAGTATTTAAAGGAATACCTAACTCCATTAAATATTTAGATCGTTCTGTTGTTGATTTATAATCTTTAAATTCAGGTAATTCAGCTAAAGCATTAACTAAAGTTGTTTTACCTACTGACATTGTTCCGCAAAATCCTATTTTCATAATTAAAATGGTAAATTATCACTATTATCTTCTTGTGATGATCCAGGTAAAACCCTATAACTATCACTGTCAAAATGTTGAGTTGACACCTCGAATATACAACTTCCTTCTTCAAGAGCCAACATTTGGTGAGGTTGTCCTGGCATTAAATGAATACAATCCCCTTCTCTAACTATTTGAGATCTTAATTCTGCAGTTTCAGTATCATACCAACTATATTCAAATTCACCTTTAGAAATGTACCATGCTTCATCTTTTAACATATGATAATGCATAGAAAATTTTTTCATTGCTTTAAATACTAATAATTTACCACAATAAAGTTCATTATTAATAATCCATAACTCATGACCCCATGCCTTTTTATGAATTTCTCCCTTATAAGGCAAAGCTTGTAACGTATGTTCTCTCATTAGTTTCTATATGTTTCTCCTTTAGGAGCAGATTGTTTATACCATGGTAATCCTTCTCTTTCTCTCATAATTTCTTGGAAATCTGCTTCTGAGTATTCTATACCACTTAAAAAATAACTCTTTTTAAACTCACTTTGTCTTGATAAAGGAACTATTGCTGGTGCATCCCATCTATGATGTTTAAAATGTTCTTCACCTTCCATTCTTATTAAATAATGTCTTGCACCTTTATATTTAATTACTTTTTCTTCAAATAGTTTTTTATTTTTACTCATTTTTATTATTTTTGTTTATTTACAAATTTTATAAATGACTTATCTTTATCATTAGTTAAACCACCTACAGTATAAATTTTATTATCTTCTTCATCCCAAACTGTTGAATTATCTTCAGCTTCTACAAAATCATTCCATTCTTTTTGATCCTTTAGTATTTGCTCTGCTACTAATGTACCATGAGCTCCTGATACTGAAATACCCCTAGCAGATAATGCATCACCTACAAAGTGTACATTTGGATATTTTGTTAATGAAAGATCTGAATAATTAACTAATGGTTCAGGAGCTAGATATTTAACTTCAGGTACATATATTCCCCAATCATCTTTTAATGTTGGAAATATTTTTTTCATATCATTAATAAAATCTTCTATATACTTATAGTAACCTTGAAATGCATCTTTAACTACATCTAAATTATCAATTTTAGTAGCTGATACATCTACACCTTCTGATGTTATAGATGGTTCTCTACTAGGACTGTAGAATAAACCTGTACTATTTTCTTGTACTTTACCTACTAGCTCTCTTGCCCATTTAAATGGTTTTTCAATACCTCTAACTTCCATTAATATGCCAAAATTAGTCATATCATTTCTAAATGACTCATCTTTTTTAGCATGTCCATTATAACTGTGATCACCATAGGTTTCTTCAACTGCTACATATGCAGCATTATTATTTGTACAAAATGATCTTAAACTAACATTATCTAATTTTCTATACAATTTAAAATCATAAGCAACATCAATTAACTTTTGGAAGTGTTTTTGTGGCGCTTCAAATCTAACACCTACTTGAGCTGGTTTTTCTTCAGTTGGTAAATCATATTTTTGCATTATATTTGAAGTAAAGTCAATTCCTGATTTACCTACACCAAAAATAAGTTTATCGTAATTAAAAGTAAGATCTCTAGAATCACCTAAACCACAAATAACTTCTCTATTATCAAAATCAATATCACTAACTTTAGTTTCCCAAATAAATTCAACACCTTTACTAACTAAATAATCATACCAACTTTTACCTATTTCATGTAAGTAATCAGTACCAATGTGCCAACATGGAAATAATCTTAAACCAAAATATGGTTTAATAAATTCGGGT